TGGGCGAAAGGTATTAGAAATGCTAAGAGTCCAGCAACAGAACTTATGAAAGTATTTAGCAATTCTGTTAAAGCGGCTGATCTTGTAATAGGTGAAGAGTAACTTTACTTTGAATCTTTCCTAGAGGGCTATTCAGCCCTCTCTGAAAGGCTCATAAACCTTTCAAATGTAAACCAATTAACCACAAAAAAAATCATGTACAAAAACCAGCTCAACCCAAATAGAATACCTATGAATTTATTTGATGCTGTGCCTTTCATAGCTCAACAGGAATTCGAGGGAAGATTTTACGATAAAGAAGAATATTCAAGTTTTGAAATCCATCATGCAGTAAGAGATTTATATTTTCTTATTGGTGAAGACTACGAATTTCCAGCCGACCAAGACAGAAAGAATTGGAAAATCTATGTTCGTATGATTACGAATGCGGCGGATATGATTATGGATAACTTGGAAGATTACAACAAATATTGCAGAGTCGATTGTGCAGAGCTAAACAAGAAGCACAACTTAGGATTTTGAATCTTTCCTAGAGGGCTGATAAGCCCTCTCTGAAAGGCTCATAACCTTTCACTTTTAAACCTTATAGGAGCTAACTAATTATGGTTAACAAAAAGAAAAATGTGTGTGCAATAGTACACGCTGGCCACGGTGTTTCATATGCCAGTGGCGAAGAAGCCGAGATTATTATTTCTACCAGAGCTTGCAAAGAAGCAAAGAAAACTTGGGGAAAAATATATAAGTTTCCAAAAGAAACTATATTGACCGCCTTGGTTTTTGATGTTTCTAATACTGAGTCTTGGAACTGGAATGATGACGCTGGACTTATGACCGATCAAGACGGTAACAGAATACCGTTACTAAATCGCTATCAAGTAGTGGTTTAGTCCTCTCAGAATCGCCTAGAAGGTGCTTGTTTCATCTTCTAGGTATCTTTACACCCTTACTTTTTACACTTAATAGGAGCTAACTAATTATGGTTAAGACTAACTACAAATCTCTAGCCAAGAGAAGACTAAGAGAATTATCCAAAGAGTACCAAGCACTTAAGGATAAACACGAACTAGAAAATCCTGATTCAGATTATGAATATGAAGATGACGAATTTATCTGTTCAATATCTGATCTTGAACATCTAATAGATGATGACAGTTACCGCACTAAGTTCAACATTATGGGAGACTTCAGCGATAACGCATCAGTTAGTTATCAAACGCATCATATCTTTAAAGACTTACAAGAACATGATGACGACATACAAGAGTATGAAGATCAGATTAAAAGACTTAGAAAGAAAATTGAAATTTCTAAGATTTTAAAAACACAAACGCTTTCAGATACTTTACATTTAGATGATAAAGAAATAGCTAAACAAAAGAATACTTATCCTTTTAGCTATAAACAAAAATCTAGATGGACTAAATACTGGAAAGTTGTTAACGAACAAAGAGATATTTTCTTGAAATATAGAAGATATGTCTAGATAAAAAACCAAGTGCCAACCTCTACTTAAACTTAGGGGTTGGCATTTTTTAATTCTTAGACTATACTAAATATAGTTATGTTTTCATAACTGCTAACCACATTAAAAAAAGGAGCTTAAAACAATGTCAACACGAGCATTAATCGGAGTTGTTCAAGACAATCAAACAATCAAATCTGTTTACCATCACTTTGATGGCTACCCTGATTGGCTTGGTGTAGTACTTCAAGATAAGTACAACACAGAAGACAAAGCCAACGATCTTATTTCTGGCGGTGATATGTCTAGCTGTTGGACTAAATCAAGATGGCTAGATAATGGCGGTCAAATGAAAGTACCTGCCTATGGCATACAGTATTACACACAGCGAGGAGAAGATTTAAACATCACAACTTCAGATAACTTTAAAGAGTTTACTGAACTTGATTGTGGTAATGAATACTCTTATCTTTTCAAAGATGGTAAGTGGCACGGTTACGCAATATCAAAAAAACGTGATGATGATTTTAACATTACTGAAGCTACTGCTATTGCTGTATCTATACCACAAGGAGCTGCGGTCTAATGAATCAATTAACGTATCAACAAAGATGTTTCGGTTGGGCATCAGGTCATTATCTAGCAGAGGAAGTTGATAAGACTTTCTGGCAATTAGATATAGAAGATCAATACCAACATTGTGAAGATAATGCTTGGGAACCTTTTGAAGATTATAGAGGTAAGGACATTTATCAATGGATAAATCAACTTGCTTATGACATACAAAACAAACTTTATCCTATGGAGAATGTCTAATGCCATATATAAATCTAACAATAGAAGAGCATCAAGCTTTATCTAATCTTGTTTCTTATGCTTACGCAGATAACTATAGAAACAATTTAATGGACACAGATACCTTTGATGAAATGTCAGATAAGGTATATGACGCAGTAAACAATTTATTAATAGAGGATTTTTAAATGGAATCTAAAAACAACCAAGTTAAAAAAGCTTTTGATAAAGCTATCAATCAAGACGCTATCAACAAATTAGATTTAAAAACTCTAAGGAAGCTTGATAAAATCCTTTCAAAAATTAAGTATTAAAAATGGAAGTCTTAATTATCTCAGCCTGTCTCGGAGCCATAACTTATTATGGCTTCCTTATGGCTCAATGGTTTGATGCACATAGCACAGGAAAAGAAGAGCAGTTAATTAAAACTGCTCGACAATATCAACAACAAAAACAAAAGGAGCTAAACAACAAATGAAATTAACTCACGAACAAATCCTTGAGTGTTACTCAGGGGTTAAGTCTGGCGAATGGACAAATCAAGAAGTAAGAAAAGACTTAATTAAAAAATTTGAGTCTTACTTAATTGAATGTCACTATCGAAAGGAGGTTAAAAGCTAATGGATTATGAAATTAAAAAGGTTACTATGTTCGATAACATAGGTCTTTATGATGCCTACTTTTTAATTGATTATAAGAACTGTAAATTAAATAAGTTTGGTGTTCAACATTTAGCAGAAGAAGAAGCTGCTAGAAGAGGGCTAGAAGTATGAAGTGTACCAAGTGTGGAAGCCTAGAGAATCAAGTAAACAATACTAGAACTAGGCTATCTACTAGAGGTCACAATATAGATTCACAAGATGGTTCGATTCCTTTTATATGGAGGAGTCGAACCTGTCTTGTTTGCGGCCACAAATACAGCACCTATGAAATGCGAACAGCAGATTATAGCAGTGATGGATTTTTAAAAATGATTAAGGATTTAACCACATGAAAAAAACTATTCCAACATTATCTGAAGCTACAAAGATTGTTTACAGAACACACTACAGTGGCACAGATTCAGCAAAGAATTTTCTTACAGCTATGAACCATAACATTCAAGCTATTGGAGACTTGCCAGTAAATAAAATTACTACACCTGTCATAAATAAAATGATGGATTATTTATTAATTAAATTAAAAAATAGTAGAGCTGTAGTAAATACAAAGAGGGGTTATTTAAAAATAGTTTTAGAAAGAATGATTGATGATGGATATATAAAAGAAGTTAAGCTACCCAAAAGACACAGAGTAAAGAAACAAAAGGTTGAATACTTAACTCAAGATATGGAAGAAGAATTATTAAATTACATAAGGGATAAATCTTTTGATACAGATAAAAAAATTTATACACAAGCTTTTTATATTATCTCTTGTCTCATAGACTTAGGGTGTCGGGTTAGTGAATTGCTTGGACTAGAAAAAAGATATGTTGACTTTGATAATAACCAAATAAATTTTAATGAAAGAAAGAATGATAATGCTGTAGCTGTACCAATGACCAATAGAGTAAAAGAATATATGAAGTTATATTGTTATGACAAAAAAGATTTTGATAGGGTTTTCAATCTAAGTTACGACAAACTTAATTCTATATGGCAAGAAGCTAGACGAGACTTAGGATATAAAGACAAAAAGTTTTACACCTTACACCTATGCCGCCACACTTGTGCGAGTCGTTTGGTTCAGCGTGGGTGCCAGCTCTTACTTGTTAAGGATTGGTTAGGGCATGATGATATTAAAACTACAATGATCTACGCACACCTACAGCCAAGGGCATTACATAGCATAGTGGAGGTACTGAACTGATGAAGTTTACAGATAGTCAAATCTTTTTTATCAATGACTCAATTAGAAAAGAGTTAAATGAACAAGAAATATTTTTAAAATATTTAACTGATCTAGCACAAAAAGAAAATGATTTATCAAAGAAAAATAAGATCAATAACTCAGTTGAATTGTGTGTAAAAAAGATACAAGAACTTGAAGCTTTGAGAGGTTTATTACATGAGTGAACCAAGCAAGAAACAACTAGAGCTAGAGCAAAGTATTCTTAGTATCTCAGCCTATAACAAACAAAGTAAACAGAATAGAAACATAGAGAAAGGTAAAGAATCAAATAATTATTACGCAAGAAACATGATTGAAGCTGGACTTGAACAGCTAAGTAAAGAGCTACAGAAACATATATGGCAATCAATGTCTGGAAAGGTAGGAGTTAAATCTGTGTCAGGTAAATACCTTTCTTTATTTCCTGATCTTGATGTAGTTTCTTTTATTGCTTTCAAAGTAATTATTGATTGCACTAGCCAAGGGAGAACTACAACACACACAGCTTTGAAGATAGGTCAGATGTTAGAAGATGAACTTAGATTTACTGAGTTTGAAAAGCAAGACCCTAAACATTTTAAAGCTATTAAAAAACATACCAAAGATACAAACCACGAAGGCTATAAACGTAAGGTTATGGTTCATCACATGAACAGGAAAGGACATAAGTTTGAACCTTGGACTAAGGCTAATAAACTTAGGGTTGGGCTAAAGCTTATTGAGGTACTATCAACAAAGATTCAGATGGTCAAGCTGGTCAACAAGAGAGTTAAGAAATCAACTACAAGCTATCTTATATTTACAGATGTCTATATGAAATACATACAACAGGGTAGAGCTAACAGGATTGCACTCTACCCTTTGCTTATGCCTACCTATGATAAGCCTAGAGAGTGGACAAGTATAAATGATGGAGGATATTACACAAAGAGATTACAAACAAGTGCGGTAAAAGTTACTGATCGAAACCACTTAAAGAAATTACAAGAACAAGACTTAACAATATGTCTAAAAGCTTTAACTCTGGCAAGTCAAACTGAGTGGACAGTTGATAAATTTGTTCTTGATACTCTTGTATATTGTTGGGAGGAAGGAATAGAAGTAGGTTCATTAATCAATCGAGACTTAAAAGAACTACCAACTAAACCACTTGACTTTGATACAAACCCAGAAAGTAAAAAGGAGTGGCGATACTTAGCTAGTTTAATACATGATATGAACGCACAGAATAAAAGCAAACGGTATCAGATTCTTTCAATGATAGACACAGCTAAGAAATATGTTGGTGAAACTTTCCATCACATATATCAATTCGATTGGGTTGGTCGAATGTACCCTGTCACTGCTAACTTCAACCCACAGGGAAATGATATAGCTAGAGGTCTTCATGTCTTTGCCAAGGGTGGAGCATTGAATACTAAACAAGACGTAGATTGGCTGGCTATATGCGGAGCTAATCATTTTGGTTTAAGCAAACTATCCTACAGAGATAGATTGGATTGGTCTTATACCTATGGCATAGATATAGCTGAACAAGTTTATGACAATCCGATTGAGAATGTAGACCTATGGGGACAGGCAAAAGAACCTTTCCAATTCTTACAATGGTGCAAAGAGTGGCATGAATTTCAAAGGATTGGTAAAGGTTATATCTCTCACCACTGTTGTTGTCTTGATGGTACTAACAATGGTTATCAACATATAGCTGGTCTTACATCTAATAATGAACTAGCCAATAAAGTTAATCTTCAATACGTTGCAAAGCCACAAGATTTATATAAGCAAGTACTTGATGTTGTCTTGATATTGCTAGAGCAAAGCAACAATCCAGAAGCTAAAGCGTGGTACAAAGAAAGAGATAAATTAACAAGAGCATTTATAAAGAAACCTGTCTTGATGGTTCCATACAATTCAACTACTTATGGGATAGCAAATTATATTGAGAAATACTTTGTCAATGAAAATGTTTTTATGGCGAAAAATTTTAAGAACAATTTTTATTTGGCTGCTGTAATTCAAGAAGCTGTAGAGTTCGTTACACCTGAGAGTCCAGAGTTATTAAAACATTTGTCAGCTTATGCCAAGTCTTTTAATAATGAGAATAAACCTATGGCATGGTTTAGTCCATCTGGTTTCTATATTCAACAAAATTATTATCAGGGAAAAACAAAAAGAGTTACTACAAAACTAGAAACTTCTAGTATAAAACTTTCTTTAAATGAAACTGATATGACTAGGGTTGATAAAAGAAAACAGTTGCAGGGATTCCCTAGTAATTACATACACAGTTTAGATGCTGCACACTGTCACTTAAGTTTATGTGAAGCAGGTAAGCAGGGGTTAGAAAACTTTTGTATTATCCACGATTGTTACGGTAGTCCAGCCAGTGAACTAGAAAGATTTATTGAATGTGTTAAGCAAAGTTTCTTTTATATTTACAGTGATAATAATTTAGATTACCTATACCATAATTCAGTAGAACAACTAAGTGATATTAAAGGTTTACCCACTGCACTACAGATGGGGGAGTTTGATATAACAGATGTGTTGACAGCACCATATATATTTACATAACAAATAACTACGGTAAAATTTATATACGTCTTATATAGACGATTAAACCAGATTACAAAAAAAGATTATGGCAGAACTCAAGCCTGAGACTATCAAGCTAGTCTCACCTAATGGAACTCGTTTTCGTTGGTCTTACTACGTCACCCCAGATGAATACAAAGGTGTAAGAAAATGGAAAGGTGACATCATCATTCCTGTGGGTACACAAATGAAAGATGACAAAGGAGAACTGGTTGAAGCTACACAGTTTATAGTAGATCAGCTAGAGCAACTACTTGAAAGATGGAAGGGTGCATTGAAAGAAGCATACCCAGATAGAAAGTTTACTCTTACTAAAAGTCTGAAGACAGGTGAGCCATCTTTCCCTTGGTCTTTTGAAGAAGACGGTTTAGTTATTAGGGTTAGTAAGAAAGCTAGTGGTGTCAATCCAAATACAGGACAGCCATATAACAATACACCTGTTGCCTTTTACACCAGTGACCTAAAGCTTATGGGTGAAGAACAGAGACAGAAGCTAGAAAAGATAGACCCAGAAACCACAGGTCAGATGTCATTCCTTGCCAAGGGTTATGATGCTGGCGGAAATGGTGTGGGTATTAAATGTATTCCATTAAGTATTTGCTTTAGAAATATAGTTCCATTTACAGGTGGAGGAGCTAGTGACTTTGAAGCAGAAGCACCATCAAGCTATGAAGAAAAAGTGCCGACCCCAACAGCAGCCGACTTCTAAATACAAGAGTAAATTTGAAAGTCAATTTGCTGACAAACTAATCAAAAAGAAAATTATCTTTACCTATGAAACAATCAGCATTGACTATGAAATTACTTGCACCTATCGGCCTGACTTTATACTCAACAATTTTATTGTTGAAACGAAGGGCTACTTCTCGAAAGAAGATAGACGCAAGCATCTTGCAATTAAGAAGAAACGACCCGACCTAGATATAAGGTTCTGTTTTCAAAACAGCAAGACCAAATTATCCAAGGCCAAGAACTCTATCTCGTATGCCGATTGGTGTACGAGACATGGGTTCCAATACTGTGAAAAATTTATTCCTGACGATTGGTATGAAGTCAAGCTACAAAGCTAAGAAAGTTTGCCCTGAGTGTGGCAAGAAAAACTGTGCTGTCTTTGATGATGGTCACGAACACTGCTTCACTATGGATTGCGGTTACACTTACTACCCAAATAAAAAAGAAAAGAAGATGACAGCTAACATCATACCGATCAAGAAAACAAATCCAAAACTTTTACCTGTCAAGCCAATGGCTCTACCTAAACGTGGAATCACTAAGGAGACTTGCGAACTATTTGGTTATGGGATAGCAGAGTATAGAGGGCAGCCAGTACAGGTAGCCACATACAAAGATCAGAAAGGTAATGATGTTGCACAGCACATACGCTTTCAAGATAAGAAGTTTATATGGATAGGTGATATGTCTAACGTAATGTTATGGGGACAGCATCTATGGAGACAGCATGGAGGTAACGGTTCAGTATTCATAAGCGTTTTCGAGGGCGAAGTTGATTGCCTTTCTGGTTCGCAAATCCAAGGTAACAAGTTTCCCTGTGTCTCCATTCCGTCAGGAGTACAATCAGCAGCTAAGTATTTGGCAGCAAACTATAAATGGTTAGATACCTTTTGTCGTATCGTTATTTGTTTTGATAATGATGTTGCTGGCATGAAGGCAGCAGATAAATGTTTAGAAGTTTTACCCAAGGGCAAAGTTGCTATAGCCAAGTTAGATCGTAATGATGTTAACGATCATTTAGTTTTAAATGAAGAAGACATAGTAAGAAAGAAGTTATGGAACGCTAGACCATCAAGACCAGACAGTTTAATTAATGGAGCTGACGCATGGGATTTGTTTATTAAAGAAACAAGTAAACCAATATCAGACTTTCCGTTTCCTAAATTAAATGAATATACGCAGGGCATCTTTCCTACTCAACTGTTTACTGTTGCGTCAGGTAGTGGAGCTGGCAAGTCTACGATTTGCAGAGAATTGGCATATCATTTCTTGGTCAAAAGGAATCTTAAGATAGGGTATATTGGACTAGAAGAATCAGTACAAAGAACTCTACAGGGATTAGTTGGTATTGATTTGAATATACCTTTACATCTGGCAGCAGAAGAAACAGTAGACCAAGATGAATTAAAGAAATCATTTGACAGGCTAACGTCTACAAGAAATCTATTTTTATATAATCACTTTGGTTCACTTGAACCTGATACTTTACTAGAACAGATACGGTACTTGGCTACTGTTGATGGGGTACAGATAATCATACTAGATCATATAACAATAGTTACTTCTGGTTTAGATTTAGATAATGAAAGACGAGCTATAGATGTGACTATGACTAAGCTAAGAAGTTTATGTGAATCAACTGGCATAGCTTTGATACTTGTTAGTCATCTACGCAGACCACAGGGACAGGCACATGAAGAAGGAAGAGAAATATCTACCAGTGATTTGAAGGGCAGCTCTGGACTACTTCAGTTATCTGATGTCGTGTTAGGTGCATCAAGAAATCAGGTAGGAGAAGCCAGTGAAAGACAACGATTAACTTTAAAAATACTTAAGTCTAGACACACAGGTATGACAGGAGAAGTTGACAAGTTATTGTACGACCAGAAGACAGGTCGGTTAGAAGTTTATGAAAGTATCTTTGGAGAATAAACTATGACCTTACTTATTGATGCTGATTGGTTGATCTACAATTCATGTTGTGCGTGTGAACAAGACACAAGATGGAATGAGTGGGAGCATACCTTACATTCAGATGAACGAGATATACTTCAGCTTATAGATAACAGATTGGATATATACAAATCTATTGCAGGTGGAGATCGAGAAGTTGTTATGTGCTTTACTTCTTATCCAACATTTAGACATGAGATATTCCCAGAGTACAAGATCAACAGGATAGGTAAGCGTAAGCCTTTAGCTTTGAAAAGTATTATCGAACAAATAAAACAAAATTATATCTCTGAGTCTTATGAAGGATTAGAAGGTGATGATGTGCTTGGACTCTTGGCAGGTTCAACTAAATACAAAGACCCAATCATAGTATCTGTAGATAAAGACATGAAGACTATACCTTGTAAGCTGATAGCTGAAGATGAAATCGAACATATCACACAACGCAAAGCTGATAGACGTTGGTTTGAAATGGCTATGGCAGGTGACTCAGGTGATGGGATAATAGGTATTAAAGGTATGGGTATGGTCACAGCTTCTAAGATACTGGCTGATGTACCTGATACTAAAGAAGCTTTATGGCACAAGGTCTTAGAGACTTACGAGAAGAAAGGATATACAATGGCTGATGCTATTCTCAATGCAAGGCTGACAAGAATACTAAGAAGCGGAGATTACAATTACAATACAGGTGAAGTAAAACTTTGGAACCCATAAAAAAAACCCTGAGAGGAGCTAACCAAACTCAGAGTTTTTTTGTTTATTGCAACAAGGTTAACCACTCCCTTGTTATTTCAATCTTAACATATAATATTAAAATAACTTTTAATTTTTATTAACAGTGGAAAAAGGTTTACCTACTATTACTGATGAACTAATAGAAGGTTTAAGTCTTGCCTTTCCTCAACGTCACCCTGACTTGTCTATGTCTGACAGACAGATATGGTATGAAGCTGGTAAAAGATTTGTAGTAGATTATTTAATCGAACAGCAAAAAAGACAGAGAGAAACTATGTTAACGTCTAGTGTATTGGAGAACTAACTATGTGTTTAGGTATGGGTGGTTCAGCTAGGCAGCCTGTTCAACAAGAACTACCAGAACGTAATGCAGCACCTACAGTATCAGGTGAACAGACAGGTGTAGAAAATCCTAAAGATACTAAGAAGGCAACTGAAGCTTTGATGATAAAGAGACAGAAGGAAGAAGGCAGATATAATCCAGAGTCTACCAATACCACTACCGCTACAATATTAAAAGGTGGTGGCGGTGGAAATAAAACTGCACAACAAAAAGCTAACCTTGCTAAAAATAAAGCCAAGGCAAAAAGCCTAGCAAAGGCTAGAATGAGTAAGAAATCTAGTCCTAAAGGGGGAAAGTAAAGTTTTATTATGTGTTTAGGAAGAAGACCATCACCGCCGCCATTACCTCCCAAACAGCCAACAGATTCAGCTATTGAAGAAACTGCTGATTCAGTTGTAGTTGGTAAGGACAGGCCAACCAAAAAGAAAAAGACTAAGGGTGTTCAACAACAGACTACCACTTCAGCTCTTGGTACAAAATCATTACAGATTCCATTACTTAATCCTAACCAAACTGGTTCTGGTAATTTAAAATATCCTGTTTAAAATGGAAACTTCTACAGCAGCTAGTAGGTACGAAGTACTTGTCAGTGAAAGATCAACCTATGATAGAGAAGCAAAGGACTCGTCTAAGTTGACGATTCCTAGTCTCATACCTGAGAGTACTACAGGCACAAAGGCAAAACTTAAAACACCTTTCCAAGCGGTGGGTAGTCGTGGAGTCAATTCTTTATCGAATAAATTATTAATGACTCTTCTACCTCCGAGTACTGCATTTTTTAAATTAGAAGTTGATGATCTTGAAATAAGAAAACAAGGACAAGCAGAAATGCAGAGTGAGATAGATAAAGGATTACGTACAATAGAAAATGCTTTGATGAATGAAATAGAAATATCAAATGATAGAGTCGCTATGTTTGAAGCACTCAAGCATTTAGTTGTATCAGGTAATGTTCTTCTATACCTGACAGATAAAGGACTCAAAGTATATCCTCTATCCAAGTTTGTTTGTAAGCGTGACGAGGTAGGTAATGTATTAGAAATAGTGACGAAAGAATCTATTAACCCAAAAGCTTTACCCTTAGATTTTTTAGAACAAATACAAAAGAAAGAAAATTTTGATAGAAAAAATTATGAAGATGATCTTGATATATATACTTGTGTCAAGAGAGTTAATGATGATTACTTCTGGCATCAAGAATGTAAGGGTGAGATAATACCAAACACACAAGGAAGATCAAAGATAGAAGTATCACCTTGGATTCCACTTAGATTTATAAGAGTTGATGGTGAAGATTATGGTAGAGGTTACGTTGAAGAATATAGAGGTGACTTGATTACTCTTGAATCTTTAATGCAAGCTGTAATTGAAGCGGCCAGTGCCAGTGCGAAGTGCTTGTTTCTGGTCAACCCCAATGGAATAACACGAGCTTCGACTCTAGCTAAAGCACCCAATGGAGCCATACGAGAAGGTAGTGCTTCCGATATTTCTGTTATGCAAGTGGGTAAAACTTCTGACCTTAGTGTTGCGTTCAGTGTTATACAAAGAATAGAAGCAAGACTTGAGTACGCTTTCTTGATGGCAAGATCAGTACAACGTGACGCAGAAAGAGTAACAGCCGCAGAGATAAATCTTATGGCACAAGAATTAGAGAATAGTCTTGGTGGTATATATAGTATCTTGACTCAAGAGTTCCAGCTCGTATATCTAAGAAGACGTATGCACTTGTTAGTAAGGGCAGGTAAAGCACCAAAGCTGCCAGATAATTTAGTTAAGCCAAAGATAGTAACAGGATTACAAGGTCTTGGTAGGGGTAATGATAGAAACAAACTTATAGAGTTTATTGGAACTGTGGCTCAAGCACTTGGACCAGATGTAATGAGACAGTATGTAAATGTAGACGAAGCGGTGAAAAGACTAGCTACCAGTATTGGTATAGATACTGCTAACCTAATAAAAACACAAGAAGAAATCCAAGCCGAACAACAAGCTATGCAACAGCAAGAGCTTATTCAAAGTCTTGGACCCGCAGCTTTAGGTTCACGATTGCTTGACCCTAAAGTCAATGCTGAAGCTGGTTTAGCCGAAGCACAAAACCAACAAATCCAACAAGGAGGACAACCTAATGCCAACCAAGAAGAACAGTAGAAAGCGTGACGAAGACGGTAAGTTCGTTTCCGAAAATGCTGTAGTCAGTAGACTAGATGAAATAGAAGAGAATCCTGTACCAAAGAGAAAAGGAGAGTTCCCTACTAGACATGGTGGGACAATCACTTATAGTTAAAAGAAAATCATTATGACTTCATCACAAGTAAATGTTTCTGAAACTCCTCCTGTTAGTCGAGCAGATTTAGAAACCCTAGCTAAAAATGAAACTGATGAAAACGGTCTTATCCTTGGCAAGTTTAATTCAGTTGAAGAATTAGCTGCAAGCTACAAAGAATTAGAAGGTAAGCTTGGTCAACCTTCAGACGAAGAAGCAACAGGAGAATCAGATGCAGTTGATCTGCCTGATGGTTATGAAGACAACTATCTTCCAGATGGAAGCGTAGACTATGGCACAGTAAAAGAAAATTATGGAGAGACTTTAGCTGGAATTTTTGAAGAAGCTAACATTGACCCATACAGAATAAGTGCTGAGTTTCACAAGAACCAAGGTGAGATTCCAGAAGATATGTACCAATCTCTATTAGATGCTGGTCTATCTAAACCTGCTGTTGACTCCTACCTTACTGGTCGTGCAGCAGAAATGGGATATACAGAAGGAGGTGATGGTGTTGAAACTATACCGCCAGCAGGTGTGCAAGAGATAAGAGATTCTATTGGTGGTGATGAAGCCTATGGCAAGATGGTCGATTGGGCTGTCAGCAATTTACCGAAACAAGAAATATCAGACTTTAATGATGCAACCAAAACTATGACCGCACCACAACTTAAACTAATGGTGCAAGGTTTATACACACAATACCAAAATGCTATGGGAGTAGAGCCAAACCTTATCAGTGGAAGACCAGCTTCAAGTGGTCCAAATCCATACAGATCAACAGAAGAAGTTAAAGCTGCTATGCGTGACCCACGCTACGGTAAAGATGTAACTTACACCCAAGACGTTTACGCTAGACTAGAAAAAAGTGATGTCTTTGGCTAATGGCTAAGTTATGTGCTAGAGGTAAGTCAGCAGCAAAGCGTAAGTTCAAGGTCTATCCTTCTGCTTACGCTAATGCTTATGCTGTTAAAGTTTGCAAAGGACAAGTCAAAGGACCAGATGGACAGAAACGAACTGCGTCTGGGTACACAAGAAAATCATTGAGGATTAGCTAATGACTAATAGTGGTCGCTATCTTACTGGCTCAGAAAAAAGTTTAGTCAATATGCTTTATCAACAAGCAAAGAAAAAAGGCAACACAAAAGAAATGACTCGCTTAAAAAAAATGTACGGTATGTTTGTTGATTTAGTCTAATGAGTCTTAAAAGATGGTTTGATGAAAAATGGGTTGACGTAAAAACTGGTAAGCCTTGTGGCCGCCAGAAGGGTGAGAAGCGTAAAGGCTACCCTGCTTGCAGACCTTCCAAAAGAGTTAGTAGTAAAACTCCAAAGACTACAAAAGAAATGAGTAGCAGTGAAACAAAAAAATTTAAAGAAAGTAAAACTAGCAGTAAACGTATAACGTATAACCATAAAAGAAAAACAAGAGATAGTTTAAAAATTGCGTAATAGTGTTATATTTGGAATAGCTTACATTTTTTATGTCTAAGAGTGTATCTCTTACCAAGAAGGATAAAGACCCCACAGGTGGCCTTACTGCTTCTGGTCGTAGAAAATACAATCGAGCAACAGGTGGAAACTTGCAAGCACCTGTTACAAAAAAGACAGGTCTTTCTCCTAGACAAAAAGCCAGAAGAAAATCTTTTTGTGCCAGAATGTCTAAGGCAAAAGGACCATTAAAAAAAGATGGCAAGCTAACTCGCAAAGCACTTGCATTACGTAAGTGGAATTGCGGTTCAGTATAAACTCTTGAGACAGATAGCTTATATGACATGAGTGCCTGATGCGTCAGATAACACTTGTGAAATATGTGCGACAGTTTAGGAACTTTGTACGCTAATCAATCTATTAATCCAAGGAGAACAAAGTGGCTAATGCTACCGTATCTCGTCTGGGTTTGATTAACAACACGGGTACTAACTTTGATGCCCTGTTCTTAAAAATTTTCAGTGGAGAAGTTCTAACTTCGTTCTCTGAAAACAATATTTTTAACGAGCAGCTTCATTCAGTTCGCACTATTACAAGTGGTCGTAATGCACAGTTTCCAGTTTTAGGCACTGCAACGGCGGCTTATCATACTGTGGGAACTCCCCTCGTTGGAGCAAACCAAATCAAGGCGAATGAAAAATTAATAGCTGTTGACGATATGTTAATAGCTCAAAGCTTTATAGCGAACATAGATGAATTAAAAAATCACTATGACGTTAGAGCTACATACGCATCTGAATTAGGAAAGGCTTTAGCCAGAACCTACGATCAGAACGTAGCCAAGGTAATTGCTAATGCTTCCAGAGCTTCTGCTAACTTAAGCGGTGGTCAAGGAGGTACAGTTCTTACACTGCCTACAGGTAATACAACTTCAGCAAATGTATCGGGTGACGAAATAGCAGCAGCTATCTACGATATAGCCCAATCATTTGATGAAAATGATATACCTCCAACAGATCGCTTCTGTGTGCTACCCCCTGCTGAGTACTACAAGCTTGCTGAATCTGCTACAAGAACAGTAGACGTTGACTTCAACCCACAAGGTAATGGTTCGTTTGCTTCTGGTAGAGTACAACAAGTTGCTGGCATACCAATAATGATGTCAAACAACGTACCTCAGACTAACGTAGCTTCTAGTCCTAGTGGTACAAACAATGCTTACAATGGTGACGATAGTAAGACTATTGGTTTAGTCTTCCATAAGTCTGCTGTGGGTACTGTTAAACTACAGGATATGACTACAGAAATCTCTGGTTCAGATTACGGTATAATGTATCAAGGAACCTTAATGGTTGCTAAGTATGCGTTAGGTCATGGAATCTTAAGACCAGAATGTGCAGCGACAATCAAACTGTCTAACACATAATCTACCTAAATTCATAAAATGGGGTATTCTATTATTAGATACCCTTTTTTTTTATGCCAGAAGGAAAAGCTTACGATATTAAAAAAAAGAAAAATAAAAAGAAATCTAAGATGAAATCAAACTCTAGAGATTCTTTAAAACTCACAAAAAAAAAGTATTAAAAAATGGCTGTAGCTGCAACCACTGAACTTGAAGCAATTAACATAATGCTTGCTGCTATAGGCGAAGCACCTGTTAACACATTGACAGGTACACTTCCTGTAGATGTAGCGATTGCACAATCAACTTTAGTAGAAATAAATAAGGCTGTTCAAGCAGAGGGGTGGTCTTTTAACACTGAGATAGATGTAACCCTAACTCGTAATGCAGCCAATCAAATTGTTTTGCCTACAAATGTTTTGAGAGTAGATGCCAATATTCATCAACACCCAACAATAGACCCAATACAAAGAGGTTTAAAATTATATGACAGGTTAAATAATACTTTTGCTTTTGAAGAAGACCTTATTTGTACTGTGGTTTATTTTAGAGATTATACAGAAATACCAGAACCAGCAAGAAGATATATCAATATTAGGTCTGCAAGAATATTTGTAGACAGACTTGTAAGTGATGAAGGATTAAGAACTTATACACAACAAGACGAAGTTAGAGCTAGAGCTGTTTTGATGGAGACAGATTTAAATAATGGAGATCACAATATCTTAAGAGGTGACCCATCTTTAACAAACGTATTCAGTACATTTAGTCCAGCTAACGGATTAATAAGGTAACTATGGCAGTTGTATCAAGAGCTATACCTACTTTATTGAGAGGTGTATCACAATCTTCTGATGCTTTAAAGCAAGCAGATCACGCAGATATACAAGACAATGCAGATAGTAACCCTGTCTTGGGGTTAACTAAACGATCTGGATTACATTACATAACATCTTTATCTAATACCACTTTAGGTAATGTTCATATACAAACTATAAACAGAGATACAACTGAACAATATGTAGCGATATTTAGTAACGGAAATGTACAAGTTTACGAGCTAGATGGAACTGCATTAACCGTAGAAAAACCAGATGGAACTACATACTTAAATACAGCAAACCCTAGAAGTGTAATTAAAACAGTTACTATTGCTGACTTTACTTTTGTTGTTAATACAAATATCACACCTGTCATGGATTCTACGCTGTCTGCTGGCACAGATACAAAAGCTATTGTCTTCATAAACCAAGCTGTAAATAATACAACTTACACCGTTACTGTTGATGGAGTGACAGTTACCGATAACACTTCTGGCGATAATCCACTTTCAACAGATACCATAGCTGCTGATATAAAGTCTGGTCTTGATTCTGGTCTTACTGGTTTTACGATAGAGAGAAATGGACCAGTATTATATATCAGAAAAAATGATGGCTCTAATTTTTCTATAGACGGAACTGACACGCAAGGTAATACAAAAATGACAATCGTAAAAGATTCAGTGCAAAGGTTTACTGACCTGCCAACTGTTTCTCCTAATGGTTATGTTGTTGAAGTTAAAGGTGATGACGATACAGACTTTGATAATTACTATGTAAAATTTGTCACTAATAATGGTGGTGCTTTTGAAGAAGGACAGTGGGAAGAAACTGTTAAAGCTGGCATACCTTTTAAATTTGATTACTCTACAATGCCACACGTTTTAGTACGTCAAGCAGATGGTAATTTTAGATTTGCAAGAGTTGATGGCGATACTTATAGCGTTACTGTTGGAAATACAACAGCAAATTATACTCTACCTGTATGGGGTGAACGTACTGCTGGTGACTTTGAATCAGCACCAAACCCTTCATTTATAGGTAACAAGATAAATAATGTTTTCTTTTTTAGAAACAGATTAGGATTTCTTGCTGGCGATAACGTAGTACTATCAGCAGTATCAGAATTTTTTAATTTCTTTCCAGAAACAGTTATATCTGTTTTAGATAGTGAACCCATAGACGTTGCTGCTTCACATACAAAAGTTGCTATTTTGAAACACGCAGTAACTATGGGAGAAAAACTAATATTATTCTCAGAACAAACACAGTTTACTCTTACAAGTTCATCTGATAATTTAACTCCTAAGACAGCTAACGTACTTGTAGCAACTGAATTTGAAAGTAGTGCTGCTGCTGCACCTGTTGGCTCTGGTAGTTCAATTTATTTTCTTACAAAGAAAGGTTCTTTTGCAGGTGTAAGAGAATATATTACAGGAGGAGAATCTCAAATTCGTGATGCTGCTAATACTACAGTTCATGTACCAAGACTTATTCCAAGTAATATTTATAAGATGGCTGTATCTAATAACCAAGACGTATTAGTTTTGTTAGGTTCAGATAATCCAAACAAATTGTATTTAAATAGATGGTTATATGGAGAAAATTTTTCTAAAGTTTTAAATGCTTGGTTTACTTTTACAATAAATAGTAATAGAAAATTTTTAAATATTGATTTTATTGGTACTGATTTAGTTGCAGTAATCGAAGAAGATAATAAAGTTACTTTAGAAAAAATACCTTTTGAAACAGATTTCAAGGAAGCTAATTCTGAATTTGAATTTTATCTAGACCATAAAGTAACTGAAGCAACTACAGGAGTTGGAGTTAGTTATAACGCAGTAACAGATAAAACTGAATTTTCTGTACCTTATAGATTAAGAGCAAAGATGACAGTTGTTGGTAGGTATTTAGAATCTACTGAAACCAGTACTTTTGTTGATACAAGAGGACAGACTAAAGATTTATTTGCTGGTCAGATTATTGAAACTGCAAATCTAACTGACGGAAGTTCATCTATTATTACTGCTGATGGTGATTATAGAAATAGTAAATTTATTATTGGTGAACCTTTTGAAATGCACTATAGATTTAGTAAACAAAGAATTACAGAGCAACAAGGCCAAAGCGAACTTTTAAGTGGCAGATTACAAATACATCATTTTTATATTAAATATGAAGATGCTGGTTTTTTCCAAGTAGAAGTAACTCCTCAAAATAGAAATACAAGTATTCATAAATTTAGTGGTAGATTACTTGGTGCTAATTCTAGTGTTATTGGTCAGATTAATTTAGATACTGGAACTTTTAAAGTACCTGTTATGAGTAAGTCAGACAGAGTAGATATTGATATTAAGAATAAAACTTTTTTACCTACAAGAATTGCTAGTGCAGAATACGAAGGGGTATTTCACATGAAGAGCAGAAGATTTTAATGGGTTATTTAAGGAAGGCAACATTGAAAGATTTTAAATATGTAGTAGACAACATGAGAGTTATGGACAAAATAGAAGCACATTATCAAACAGGAATGAATCCAGAAGACGCATTAAGTTTTACTTATATGGGTAGTGAAATAAATATGGCAATAGCAAATGATAATGATGAACCAATAGGGCTTTGTGGAGTTCAAAATGATGGGTGTATATGGTGTGTAGCTACAGACGATTTATATGACAACAAAAAATACCGCATACAATTAATAAGACAAGGCAGGGATTGGGTTGATAATTTACTAGGCTCTTATAAAATACTTTATAATTATGTATATGCAGAAAACACTTCTGCTATTAAATGGTTAAAAAGTCTTGGCTTTACTTTTGTGAATTATCACAAAGAGTTTGGTCTACAACAAAAACCCTTCTACGAATTTTTGAGGATTGCCTAGATGTGTGTTGGTGCTGCGTTAGGTTTAAGCAAAGTAGCTACTGGTGGTGCCTTAATTTCTCAGGCAACAGCTTTTAATATTGGTTTAGGTCTTACAGCAGCTAACGCTTTTATGGGTAGGGCGGCAGCTCAAGATGTAGCAAATCAAACTTATCAACAAGGTCTTCAAGCTAACCTATCAGCAGAAGATGATAAAAGACAAAAACAATTAGCTTTAGCAGAAAAGAAAGCTGAAGAAGAAAAGGCAGCAGCTCAAGACAAGTTTGCTAGAAATATAGAAACATTAAATGTACAATCAGCAATAAAAGCTTCAGAACAATCTGGATTAACAACTGGTTTATTACTAAGAGATATTGGATTACAAGGAGCTAACTATAGAGAATCTATAAATCAAAGTCTAGAATCTATGCAGAGACAGTACTTATTTAATATACAAGCAACAGAATCAGAATATTTAAATAGAAGAAACAGAATACAAACTAATATAAATGAAGCTTATAACAATGTACCTACTCTTGGTGAAACTTTAGTCAATATAGGTGTAGGTGCTTTTGGTAACTATACTTCTGCACTAAACATTCCAGCAGGTTAAATCATGGCAATTCAAGATTACAAATTTCAAAGTACAGCAGGGAAAACTTTTAGAACTCCTGTAGAAACTGCTGTTGAACCTGTAACAGTATTACCTAAGACCAACACAATGGTATTAGCAGAAACTCTTAAAAATGTTAATCCAACTTTGCAAAAGTTTTTAAGTGCTGAGATTGATAGACAAAAACCATATTTAATACAAGAAGGTATGAATGAGGTTTTAGCGGCTCAAGGTGACGAACTAAAAGCGTTAGTTAAAAAAGTACAAGAACGTGATGGGAAAAGAGCTGCAAAAGATTTAATAGGAAATAATGTTTTTACTCAGTATGGAGTAGAAAAAGCTATGGCTATAAATTTAGGTAATGCCATAGAAGCTAAGACCAATAAGTTTTTTAAAAATAAAATGGTTACTACAGAGGTAAATGGACAAACAGTTATTTTACCTTTGAGTGATTTTGATGTGAACTCAACACCTTGGAAAGAAGCAGTAGCAGAATTTCAAGCACAACAACTCCCAGATACAAAAGGAATAAGACCTGAGTTATTAAGTTTGCATTTCTTACCAAAACAAGGAGCTGCTTTAACAAAAGTATTTAATGACCAAGTATCAAGCAAAGCTGATAGAACTATTAAAAACACATCAATAGGTTATGAACAACTTTTATTTGGTACTTTCTTAAGTATTGATGATTACCAAAAAAATATTGATTTAAATATTATCAACAATGATGGATTTATAGATGGTAACACTTATGCCTTTAATCAGATACAAGAAGGTACAAATCGCATAGTTAATATGGGATTATCAGAAGTAGTAGCACCTGATAAACTTATCAATATTATAGAAAATACTGGTTATAAAATTGTTGATTTCTATTTAGATGCAGGTCTTACTTTAGAAGAAGCTTTTAATGAGTTTGAAAACTTTACTGACTTTCTTGCTCCTTTAGAAGTTGGTCAAGGTCGTACTTTAGATATGTTTTATTCAGACAAACTACCAAGTGTTAAAGCTAATATCATAAAAAAAATAGAAGATGAAAAGCAGAATGAAAAAGATTTAATGAAAATAGCTGATGAAAATGCTATTAACGCAGAGTTAGATAAGCTAGATTTTTCAAGTAGCGACATTACAGTTATTGAACAAAATTATGCTACTATTGCAAAACTAAAAGAAAAATACGGAGACAGGCTAAGTTTTATAGATGAACGAGTAGACGCATTAAATATAAATGTAGATCAATGGTATGACAACTTTGAACTTAGTTGGTATAAAGGAGAATTTGTAGGTAAGAAAGAAGAAGCAATAACAATATTAAGTAATTTTTATACTGGTTTAGGTTCAGCTAGAACTCAAGCAGACTATGACAGATTTGATAAGTTAATCAAAATGATTAAAGGTACTACTGGCAATAGTTACATGGAAGACTATCCAATGATTCAAGATAGTCTTAACTATGCACAAGACTTGTTAAAAGAAACAGACTCAGCAGGGCAAGTCTTCATACCTCCTAAAAGAGTAGATGCTTTATATCAACTAGATAAACAATTAAAAGAAGATATTTTTGAAATTAGAAAAAATACAAATTTAGATAGTGAAGGAAAAAGAGCAGCTATTAGAACAAGATTAGATAAATATGAAGAAGATGTACGCAAGTTGGCTGGCAATAATAATTTATTTAATAAAACTAAATTTAATAATATGTTTGGTGGTGGTGATGGTCAGGGTGGTAATGGCGGCGGTGATGGTCAGGGTGATGATGGTCAGGGTGATGATGGTCAGAGTGGAGGTTTCTTCGGTGAAGACAACTTCCAAAAAGACAGCACAGAAAACACTCTTGAAGGATTAGGTTTAAGTTATAACCCCAATGAAGTAGTAAGTGATGTAAATACCAATCCGTTTCAGTTTAGTGATGGGGATTTGATAGCAGCTAATTTCACACCTATAAATCAAACAAACAATAATTCAAAACAAAAAGTAATAGAAGAAGAAAATAACTTTGTTCAGAACATAGCGTCTGCGGCTCAAGATTTTATTCAAAATCCTAAAGATTTTACTTTTGATAAGGTAGCACAGATAGCACAGGTAGAATCATCTAAAAACTTTGTAGACTTTTTCCTTGATGAATTTATAAATAATGATGCAGAACAAGGTCAAGACTTAACAAATTTACTTACACTAGATGACCAAGAGTTTTTAAAGAAAGAAACTTTAGGAATATTAAATAGTAATATTGGTAAGACATTACTTGCTGCAAGAGATTACCAAGGAGTACAAGATTATGTACGAGAACAACTAATGATGGGATTCGGTTATAACAATCGCATAGGATTACAAAATTCACTTGGTCATGGTAATTATTTAGATGTAGAAGCTTATGTTAATAACAACGAGATTATATATAACAATACATACTTATTCCAAAGTGTTGATACAGAAACTCAAGGCAGCGATCTATTAATTAGATTACCAATGTCTGTAGCTATGAAGGTAATGAATTTACCTTTACCACAAGGAGTCAACGATAGATTATTACAGATAATTAGTAATGCTCCACGAAAATATGTCATAGATAAAATTGGTGAAGAAAATCTCAATAAAATACTAGATAACCCATACCGATATACCATAAACTTAGGTAAGGTTTAAACATGACAGATTCTAATTTAAATAACAATTCTTTATTAAACAATGAAGAAGAGCTAAACAATGACGAACAAACGAATCAAAACACTGTTATTGGAAATAACGAAGTTGTTGAAGGCAATCAAGAAGTACCAGTAAATAATTTTGTTATGTCTGATGAAAACCAGAATATAGGTTTTCAAAACAAAAACATTTTTACAAAAGATATTTTTAAAAGCGATTTAAGTTTTATAGATTTTAATACTGAATTTAATTTAAATAATTCTATTAATAGTTTCTACATGAATGAAACTGATACCTTTGAATTTGCAAGTGATGAATTTAATTTAGGTAGAAAACTTTTTACACAGCTAACAACTGAAAATAAGACAGAGGTAAATGACAACGAAAAATTTATAGAGATTTCAGACCCCCTTTTAAAATACCTTGGTTTTGTAAATTTCTTTGATAAATTCAAGAACGACAAAACACCTATAAGAACATTTAAAGACAGACAAACAATCAATAAATTATTTAAAGAAAATACTGGCTATACATTTCAAGCATTATTAAATAATGATATACCTTTAGATGCTATTGAAAGTGATGAATTTCAAGCAGGTGTTGACAAGATAATTGATTATTACGAAAGAAACGGATATACCATAACAATTCCAGAAAGAACAAACCTTACACCTTTTGAACAAACTTTAAAAGGATTAGGTATTGAGATTGGTGGTGGTTTAAGTCTTGATGTAGTAAGTGCCAAACTACTAGGCATGGGACCATACGGAATACTTGCTTACGCTGTTCTGAATTTTAGTGGTGGTGTTTATTTAAATTATGAAGCACAAAAGAAAAGATTTGGACAAGCTGGATTTTTAGGTAGAAAAGATGAAATAAATTATGGAGAATTATTTAACTCTGGTCTTTTACAATCAATACCTTTTGGAGTAGAAGCTAAAGGTTGGAAAGGAATATTAAAAGCATTTGGTTATGGTAGCGTAATATCAGGTTATGACGTAATTTCAAGAACTTTAATTGATGAAAAAAGATTTCCTACATTCAATGAGTTCTTAGTATCAATCGGTTTAGGTGGTACTTTCTCTGCAACTTTAAAAGGTGGCATGGAATTGTTTTCTAGTCTTGCTGCAAAGTTTAAAGGTAAAAGTGTAGAGGAAATAAATTCACTAATTACAGATACAGAAAAAGCTGAATTAAATCAATTTTTTGAGAATACTTTAGTTCTTCAAAAACAATTACAACAACAACCTCAAGCTGGTAAGAGTAGTACTGATGGTTTTGATGAAACGATAGAAGCAGTAACCATAATGATTGATAACGTAACTAAAAGAAATACAGACGCAAATGGAGTTTTAAAATTTAAAAACAAAGAAGAAGAGTTGTTATTTAGTGATCTTGTAGATCAAAGAAGAAAACTAATGGCAGCTAAAGAAAAGATAGAACTTGAAAAGAAAGACTTAAATGACAAGACAAAAGTTAATGATTCAGTTTTAGAAGATACATCAAAAGTAGATAAGAAAACTAAATCAAATACTACTGAAAGCGGAGTTGGAGACAAGAAAGTAAGAGTCTATAAAATGCCGCCAAACTTTAAAAATAGTAAAGGTAGGTATGGACAAGCACCTGTTGTCTTTGAATCTGATTTTGACAAGATGGCTTGGTCTTTAAGGTTTGGTAAAAAAGTCAAAGCACAAAGAGATAGTGAAATCTTATCATCATTTCTTAATCAAGGTTTTTCAGAAAAAGAAATTAGACAACATGGAGCTAAGATTCATCAAATAATAAAAAATCAAGTTATAGATTTAACAGGTACAGCTCAAGCAGGTAATAACACAAGAGGTCTAACAATTAAAATAAAAGCACAAAATCAAATTTTATCTGGCAAAACTAAACCTAATAGCACTACAAAAAATAATTTTGTTATTGATGAAGAAACAGGAGTAATTAAAGGTGATGGTAACTTTGTATTAGGGGGTAGAGTCAAAGCTTCGGACAGAGGTAATGTTGGTACTATCGTAGGTTTTAATGAATCTACAGGAGAGATTTCAGTTTTATTTACCAATAAAAAAACAGGTGCTACATTAACTAAAAAATTTAAACCAGAACTATTAACTTCTGTTGGTAGACGAGGTAGACCAAAGAAAAATCCTGTAGTAGATACACCAAATGAAACAATAAAAAGCACAAAAGATGGTAATGAAGTTATTGAACCACTTGAAACTAAGTTAAATAACAGAAGCAAAAACCCACAACAAATAAAATTTATTGAATCTTTGAAACCAAATCAAAGAGTAATGATAAAGAAAATAGTAGAAGTTTTACAAGATGGAAATATTTTTAAAGGAAGCAAGAGTCAAGTACAAACAAAATTAGAAGGTTTAGGAATGTTTGACGAAGGAATACTTGATCTAGCTAATACAAAACAAATAAAAGAATATGCACTGATGTATTCAAAATTATATGATCTTGTACCTTCTGACTCTTTAAACTATGCACTAGCTCAAACTATAACTTTAGCGTCAGATAACGTAGCACTTATAAACAAGAAGTTTATGAAAGCTATTAAAGATAAAGATATTAACGCTATTAGAAAATCAATAGATGAATTATCAGATGCTTTATTAGAAGTTGAAGAGTGGTTAACACTAGGTATTCCATTGAGAACACAAGCTGCTAGAACTGTAGCTTCATTCAATATGAAACCAGAATCAGGATTAATTGGTAAGACAGTAGATGAAGTTATTAATATGACTCCTAATCAGAAGAAAGAGTGGGAAATGATACAGCCTGATTTAGAACAAAGCATATCTGAAAAAATAAAAATCAATCAAGCCTTTAGGTCTGAATTAAATCTAGCTGCTAATTTAGCTGAAGAAACAGGTGATTACAGCAAACTAGCAAAATTAGCTATGACAATAGACGCTACTGATGGTCAAGTAGAAAAAATTGTAGCTATGAAACAAGCTGACAAATTTAATATTGGTAGAAGATTTAACAACTTAGTTAGAACATATAACGAGATTGGAATAAATGCTTTACTGTCAGCTCCTACTACACAAGAAATAAATTTATTTTCTGGTGTTGCTATGAGTTATTTGAAAGCTGCTAACTTGGCAGCAGGTTCAAGTAACCTTCCAGAACTACAAGCTGCTATGAAACATCTTTTTGCTTTACATAGCAACTTTAATTTTGCAAGAAAAGCGTGGAAGAGATCATGGGATATGGAAGATAACTTTATAAACCTTGGCAACGTAAAAGGTGAAGTAAGTCAAAGATATATGATTTCGTCAGACAGTAGTTTCTTTCCTCTAGTTGCTTATGACAAGTTTGGAAAATTTATAAGACTACCAAGTAGATTGATGATGGCAAATGACGCATTGATTCAAGCACCAAACTTAATAGCTGCTGCTACTTATGAAGCTTTTATGGAAGGTTACGGTCTAGGTAAAAGAGGTGATGACTTAAATAAATTTATTAAAGGTAATGTAGACGCAATCATTACTTATATATTGAATAATTCAAAAGGTGATTTACCAGATCAAATAACAGAAAGAATCTTATCAAATGCAAGACAGTTCGCTAAGTCTGTCACGTTTACACAAGATATAAGAACAGAAGATTTGTTTGGTATGGCTGCTAATCAAATTAATAAATTGGCTGCTAAAAGTCCATATTTAAGATTTTTGTTTACATTTACTAAAGCACCTACAAATATTATCAAAGAAGTAAATAGATATATACCTTTAGTTAATCAGCCTTGGATTAAAACATACCCAGACGGTTCAACAGCTAATTTAAATCTTGTTAATCGTATGGTCTTAAATGAAATGAAAAATGATTTATTAAATCCTGACCCACTTGTTCGTAATAATGCTTTAGGACAAATAAGAATTTCAATGGCATTTGGTACTCTGATATTTGGTATGGCTATGTGGGATTATCTTTTACCAAACAACGGACTTGATGATGAACCGCAAGAAGTAGTTTTATCAGGTGGTGGTCCTAATTTCTATACAAAAGAAGGTGCTGCAAAATGGATAGGATTGTATAAAGACGGTTGGCTACCTTATGCTAGAGGTGTTTTGAAGCGTGATGAAGATGGCGAAATAATATATAAGAACGGTAAACCTGTAAGAGAGTGGCACTCTTACGAAGATTTACCAGAACCTATAGTGGGATTTGTTAGGTTAATGGTTGATTTTTCTAAAGGTTCTCCTTTTGTAAGAGAAAAAGAATATCAAGAATTTACTTGTGGTTGGGCTTGTGCGTTTGCTAGAAATACTTTTAATAGAAGTTTCACTTCACAAGTAGATGAAGCTATGAAATTACTTACAGGTTTAACAGATGTAGGTGCTGAAATAGACCCAGAAGACGATATAAATTACAAACAGAAAGCTATAACAGAATTTGTAGGTAGACAGATTGCAGGTAGAACAGTGCCATATTCTAGTTTTTTAAAGAAGCTTTGGACATTACCCAAAGACATATTAGAGATAGTTGGATTCAGTGAACAAGAAGCTATAGAACTAAAAGAATCAAAAGGTGATTACAGTAAACTTAAATGGTTTATGAAAGGAGATACAAAAGTTAGAGCTGGTGATCGTGCAAGAACAGATGTAGAGATTAGTGACCCTAACTATAACAAGACCAGCATAATGATGAAGTGGTTAGAATCTAGTTTGCAGAAGATGAATGAAACAGCAATACCTATTGATATAGGTGGCATGGTTCCTAACCAAGTAGAGCATATAACAAATGACCCAATTCTTTTACCTAACAAAGGTTTAGTTCCTGATTTGTTTTCACTAGCAAAACAAAGTACAAGTAAGAATCACCCAATCTATCAGGCTTATGTATTAATAGGAAGAACATTACCAGAACCCCCAGACATAATAAGAGGTTCAAAATTTAAATTAAAGAATGATGAATTTGCACCTAAGAAATTAAATAGTTTTGAATATAATGTTTTAAAAGTTTATGTAAATACTAAGACTTTAAAGATGAACGGTAAAGATTTAAATATTAATGAAGCTATCAATGCTTATTTGTCTGGTGCTTACCTACCTCAACATTACGCATTTAATAAATCACAAATAGAAACGTATGGCTTAAGTTCCCCAGAAGGTAAATTAGCAGCAGAGTTAATATATCAAGAGCTTTATAGAATTAACAATAAATACATAACAAATGGAATACAACAATTTACTTTAGACTACATGGGTGAAAAAGAATTTAATGAAAGAAGAAATGCCAAAACAAAAATCAAAGAAAATCACTTTGAAGCTTTCACTAAAGAATTAGATAGAATGAATTTAGGAACATTTGACAATTACTAGCTATGGCTACCAATAATACACCTTCGTTTACAGACCATACTTCTAACAATACAGTTGGTCCTTATGCAGTTTCTTTTAATTATTTATCAGAAGCAGAGGTAGATGTAACTGTAGATGGTGTAGGAAAGACTTTAAACACAGACTATACGTTTCCTAGTCCAACAACAATTCAATTTACTGTTGCACCTTCTAATGGTGCTAGTATTAGATTTCAAAGAAATACAAATATCAGTGCAAAACAAGTAGATTTTCAAGATGGTAGTGTTTTAACAGAAGCAGATTTAGACGCTAATACAGATCAACTTATCTTTGCTTTGCAAGAAGCAGCAGATGACACAGCAGCAGGTATTGTACCTTTAGGAGCTAACTTAAGTGCTAGTAATAAACAAATAAAAAATGTAGCTGACCCTACTGATGCACAAGACGCTGTTACAAAAAACTTTTTAGATACACAAGCATTTATAAAAGCTGATGGTTCTGTCAATATGGCAGGTACATTAAATGCAAATTCAAATAGAATTTCTAATCTTGGTAATGGTGTTGCTGCAACTGATGCTGTTAACAAAGGACAGCTAGATGCAGGTATAGCAAACGCAAACACAGCGATTGGACAAGCGGGTGCTAGTGCTAGTGCTGCTGCTTCGTCTGCTACACAAGCTGCTGCAAGTGCGACACAGGCTGCTGCGTCTGCGGTTACTGCAACTAACGCAGCGTCTACAGCACAAAACTTATCTAGAACTTCAGTCTTTGTAGGATTTCAAAGATTAAGTAGCGGTATGTTGCGTATGGTATATAATTTAGCTAGTGATAATAATACTGTTGTTTACAAAGCACAGGATTTTATTCAAAATGGAGCAAGTCACGCTTATTTTTTAGGCGAAGATGTACTTAGTACTACAGCACCAAATGCTCCTAAATTTACACTAGCTCCCAACACTGCTGCTAATTTAACAGCAAGCTTGCAAGGACATTTAGTTCTCGACATCTAACTATGGCACAAATTGATTTAGGTAAACTCAAGTTTAATTGGAGAGGAGAGTGGCTTACGACCTCTACCTATGAAACAGATGACGTAGTTTATTACAATGGTTCTGCCTACGTTGCGGTTCAAAATAGTACTGGCTCAAACCCTGCTACTGCACACGCTTTAGGCACAGCTTGGGATAAGATGACAGAAGGTATAAACTATGCGGGCGATTGGTCTACAGGTACTTATTACAAAGGAGATTTAGTTAGATATAATAACGCTTCATATTTATTAGTTACAGGTAATACTAGCGGTTTATACGCTGCGTCAGCACCCCCTACTGTACCTTCGATTTGGAAACTTCTTGTTAATGCTCCTAGTGCTGCTGTATTAAATGCGTCAGGAGGAATGATATTTAGAGATAATGATGATACAACAAATGTTCAGTTGCCTATTGGTCCAGTAGGTTCTCAGTTAAGTGTTATAGAAAAACCTTTAGAAGATATACCAAATGAAGGTAACTATGAATATAATCCAATACTTTTTAATGGAACTAGAGTTGCATGGTTAACAGGTGATGAAAGAGAAACTTATGAAACTGTTAATTATACAGTTACAGTAGCAGCAGTAAACAATCAAAATCAATTTCATCTTAGTGGCGGTAGTCTTTCTGGAACTGTTGAAAGACCTACACTAACTATCAAGATTGGTTCACAGTATGTTTTTGATGTTAGTGACGCTAGTAATACAGGCCACGTTTTTGCTTTTGCATATCAATCAGGTACAGGTTCAGCTAGTTCTACTTATACCTATGTTAATACTACTGGATATAATGAAGCTGACTTTGGAATTGTAAGAAGCGGTACAGCAGGTCAAGCGGGAGCAACGATTACATATACTCCAAAAGCACCTGCTTTATCTGTTAATAAATATGGTTGCTCTGTTCATAGTGCTATGGGTCAGGGTACTTTAAATACTTCATCAACAACACCAACGCTTTATCGAAAAAATGGATTATCAAGTGCTGTTAATGTTACAAAAGGAAAATCATATTCATTTACTTTCCCTGCTAACGGTTTAACTTATTCAATTAAAGACCCTGCTGCTAGTGGGTATAGCGGAGCAGGTAACGGTGGAAGAATAACAGACGGTAGTGCTGTACCTCAGTTTGTGACTAACGGAGGAACGATAACTTATACACCTCCTGTTGGTTCTACGTTGGCTACAGTTATTATTCGTGATGAAGCAAACCAAGCAGATAGTATAACTTTATCGTTAAAAGATTTAAAGTTAGTTCCTTCTTGGGAGGGTACTACTGTTTATAAAAAAGATATAGTTCAACAGCCTTATGAAGTAGCAAAAGATTTAGTCAAAGGATTCTGTCTATTTCCAAACGCAACAATAAATAACTATACAGAAAGTTTATGGGCTTTACCTGCATACCTTAAAAAAAGTGGTAGAGGATTTTTATATGGTTGTACTATGGCAGGTTATAGAAGAGCAGGTGCTTTAGGTAAGAGAAAGTATTTTGAATTTGGTAATCACTATCATACAAGTGGTTATGACTACACTTATGGTAGTGGCTATGGAGTCTATGGTCATAGTGCTTATAGTGGACAACATGATTTCCCTGCTGATGGGTGTAATAGAACACCTAAATTCTGGGAAGAAGCACTAGCTGGACACCCTGACTATGCACACTTATTAACTGATTTAAACGGTAATACTCTTGATTTGTTTGACCAAAATGGAAAGTTAAAACACTTATGGCCTAGATTAATGCAAATGCACAAATCAGGTAAGCATGGTTTCCAGTTGTTTGAAAATGGCATGGTCATGGCGGGTGGTTATGCAGGTTATGGAATATGGGGTAACGGTACTACGTGGGATTTAAACGCAGCAGCTATGGGTGTTGTATTTTATGATGACTCAGGAGCAAGATTAACAGGAGCAAATCACCCTAAAATTAAGATGATGGAGTTTTCTAATGCTCATACTTTCTCAGGAGATAACGATAGTTACTACTCCACTAGATGTATAGATACAAACGGAAAGCTATATACATGGGGTTATAACGGATATGGACAGTTAGGAGATAACAGTACTAACACTAACTATTACGCAAAACAAATGCCTATGAGTAGAGTTGGTAATGAAAAGATTATATACATATGCTCAAGTGGTTATTATTATACTTCCGTTTATGCAATAACAGAGTCAGGTAAACTATGGTCTTGGGGTAGAAATGGTAATGGTCAGCTTGGTTTAGGTAACACTACTAGCCATTACACAACACCACAAGAAATGACAGCAGTAACAGGTTCACCTATTAATGGTAAAAAGGTAGTTCATGTTATTGCAAACCAAGATGGTGATGATGAAGGTAAAGTTTGGATATTAACTGATGAAGGTAAAGTATATTTCTGTGGTTATCATGGTCACGCATATGGAGCAAGTGGTGGAGTTTATGGTAGTAGTGCAGGTAACTTGACTTTGCCAGAGCTACTAACTAACTCAAGTACTATGTGGAATAGTGATAATCAAAAGGTAGTATATATGGCTTGTAATAATTGCAGATATTCAACTTTATACTTTATTACTGACGGAGGAACTACTGGCTATAACCAGAAAGTATATGCTACTGGTTACAACTCTTATGGACAACAGGGAACTGGTAAAACTACAAGTGCCAACAACAACAGTACAGATTGGTTTGGTGCAGAGATACAGTTTAGAGATTTTGGTGACCCAAGTTTAAATACAAGTGGTTCTAATGATTCCAGACCAAATGAAGTAATTGGAACTCTACATTCATTTCGTGATGATACAACACACGCAAACTATAAAAAATTAGCAATAGGAACTATTGTGAAGATTCACCCTAGAGGTGGAGATCAAGATGATGCAAACAGAGTTGTATTAGAAGATGATGAAGGAAGGCTATTTGTTGCAGGTTACTGGAACTATATAACTACACCATATTACGAAGCTGACGGTAACAACGCTTATTTTGCACAAAACAACTCATGGTCAAATTATTTTGTACCTTGGTGGGGTACACCCGAAATGATTGCTGAAGGTGGATTTTCACATCATCACTCAGGTAATAGTGAAACTTCTAGTTCTATTATTACTAAGTCAGGAGAGTGGTACACACATGGAGATAATACTTGGTATATGGGTGGTAATTATCAGAACTCTAGTTACAGTTGGACACGATCTAACTGGAACCAATTTACAGGAGATTAATCTAATGCCACAATTTAAAGCAACTGATTACACAGAGTTTTACCGTTTAGCTTATACAGGTAAAGAAGAAGCGTGGGGTACTGGTATAAGAGAAGTAACAGATGACCCTAAAAAATTAAAAAGATGGTTAAAAATAGGAACTGTTGTTGTAGCAGAAACAGGCTTTGACCCTAGTATATGCACTAATACTACTGTTACTTTAACTAAGATTACTGATTCTGATAAATTAGCGGAAGCAAAAAAAGAGATTAATTGGGAGTAATTGGATTATCCAAATATTGATATACCAGAAACTTTAACTCCTCCTAGTACAATTTTTTATCCGCCTGTGGCAGAGGAACCATATCTCGACCCAATCCTTTTACCGAGTTTGGAACAGGTAGAGTCTGGTCTGGGAGGTCAGGAATCTTCTGTTGAAGAAGAAACATCATCTTCAAAGGAGGAAGTGCCACAATTAACACCAGAGACAATACCGAACAACCTGCCAAAAACCACAGAAATTTTATCAACTGAAGAAGGAGTAGCTACATTTAATATACCATTTATAAACTACGAATTTCCAGTGCCTTCGCCAGAAGTAATTGCATCAAGTGTCATAGCATCTGGTGTTAGTGCTACTGCTGCGGTTACAGGTTCAATAGTTTTGCAAAGCGTTGTTAATCAGTTAAAGAAAGTAATGACAAAAATATTTAAAAAAGTACTTAAGAAAGAGATTGCAGATAAAAAGAAATAAGATATAGTACACATAGGAACCAGACCTGCTTGATCTCTCTTAGGTTTTTAGTTGACTCCTTAAGATGAACTCAAGAATCCGTCAATGCCTAGCAGTGGTCAACGGATTTATGAAATGCCAAATGTAAGCGGAAGCTTCAGCTCCATACCTCCTCTACAGAACGTCAGTTCCTACTTAAATTTTTCTGGATTAGCTTTAACATAACTTCGTATATTAATGACATCATTACAGATGTATGCGTATTTAGAAGCAGGGTTTATCATATAGCCACTTGCGTGAAGCTGACTACATTTCAAAACACGAACGAGCTGTTTATCATGCACTTGCTTGTCTAGTTCTTCTTTGGCTAGGTCTAGCTTTACTTTGGATAATTCGTTACAAGTTTGATTATCTCCCAGAGGTATCATAAAACTCATTTGAACTCCCCAACCTTCGTTAATGCTATATGTCTCTTCTCCTTGTGCATCATTACCTGTATAAAAAGGAGTTATTGCCATAGTAGGTTGACTACAAACTAAATTTCCAAACTGCTGTTTACCTGTCATTCCATTATTAATATTCATATTCTGATTGATAATACTGGAATTACCAATCGCATTTGGTTGAGCCTGTACGTTTGTATCGCCTTCAGCTCTTACTTTATTACTGACTAAAGACAGACAAAGAAGTGATAACGCTAGTAGTGTTGATCGTGTCATTCTGTGTGATCTTTTCAATCATTAAACCTGATGATCTAGAGGTCACATTCAATGACCAATCCTTTGAAGTATCTGCAACTGTAAATACTGCATCACCGCCAGATATACCAGCAGATGCAGCCACACTTATATTAGAACCTTCCCAAGTATTTATAGTAGACCCATATTTTTCTGTGACTACGCTGCGAGTTATGGTTTGTGTCGTGTTTTCAGTTCTGTTACTTGAACCAGTAGTCCACGTTGGCACTCCGTTTGCGTAACAAGGTGCAACTAAAAACAAACCTAGTAATAATAGTTTTTTCATTTGATGCCAACTTTAGAGTTCTTATTATCTACTATAGTATCTTTTTTCTTTTTTATCGAGAACCCAAGTGACGCAGTGGAAGCACTGAAAATACTTGCAATAAATGTCGGATCAAAATCTACAATCTTTTTACCAGATGGCGGTTCGTAGTACGAGAGAGATAATAGCGTTGCCGACCATAAAAGTACGCAGACTTTGACAATGGTTTCAACTTTACTTGGCTCTTGATCTTCCATAAAAGTTAAGACTCTTGTTTAATACTACCAAGTTAGCTATGTTTGGAAAGTAACACAAGATTATTATGCTGAAAATCTTAAAACCGATACTACTAAAATTCTTTACTACTACTGCTGTGAAGAGATTAGTAGTTGATTTACTTAGAGCAATCTGTAAACAAACTACCAACACGCTTGATGATCGTGCTGTAGATATGTTAGAGCAACAGTTGTTTCCCAAGATGAACTGATATGAACCACAAAGAGTTTTTTAAAATCCTTGTTGGTAATCCTCCGCCAGAAATAGAGTTTGAGATTGAAGTTAAACAACGTGAGACAGAACAAATGCCTGATGAAGCTGTAAGAGCATACTGTTTAGACTTAGTTAAATACACCAAGCTACAAGATTTACTTTTAACTTCAGCAATAATGCGTATATCAGATATAGAAACTAAACTATATCGTTATGAAAAAGGTATGAGACTATACAAGAAAGTTAGAAAACTAGGATTCTTTGGTAAAATAAAGTATCTTCTATCTGGCAAGACAGATCAGAAGTGATTATATTATTAAAAAAACAAAGCTAATCATGGAAAAAAGTTTAAAAGTTTTAGAGACTTTGCATTTATGTTTAGCCAAAGAATTATTAGACAAGATCAAAAGTGGTGATGCAAAAGCAGGTGATCTTAATGTGGCAAGACAATTTTTAAAAGATAATGGAGTCGAGTGTATTCCTGTAGCAGATAATCCAATGGCTGAACTAATGAACAATTTACCAGACTTAGATGCTGTGCCTTTGGCTGAATTATAATTGGAACCCTTACCAAAGAAACTACAAGACTTTAGATATTTCTTAATCGTTACTTGGAGACATCTAAACCTACCAGACCCTACACCTGTTCAGTTAGACATAGCTGAATATCTACAATATGGTGCAAGACGTAAAATTATACAGGGATTTCGTGGGGTAGGTAAAAGTTGGATTACATCTACCTATGTAGTGTGGAGACTTCGTATGAATCCACAGCTAAAGTTCTTAGTTGTATCTGCTAGTAAAGATCGAGCTGATAATTTTACTACCTTTACTATGCGTCTTATAAACGAAATGCCAATCCTTGCTGGATTGATACCTCGTGACGATCAGAGAAACAGTAAGGTTAGCTTTGATGTAAAACCTGCACAGGCCGATCATGCTCCTTCATGTTCTTCTAGAGGGGTTCTAGGGCAGATGTCAGGAGCTAGAGCTGATGAAGTCATAGCAGATGACGTAGAGGTTCCTAATAATTCTTATACACAGCCTATGAGAGACAAACTCAGTGAAGCTGTAAAAGAATTTGAAGCGATCTTAAAACCAAATGGAAAGATTACCTTTCTTGGTACACCACAAGTAGAAAACTCTGTGTACCTAACACTAGAAGAAAGAGGATATGAAACAAGGATATGGACAGCACGTTACCCAGAACTAAAAAACAACTATGGAGACAGACTTGCTCCTAAGATTCAACAACAACTCATAGATGGCCTTGTAAAGCCTAAAGACCCTGTAGACCCACAAAGGTTCTCAGCAGAAGATTTGATGGAACGTGAAGCTTCCTATGGTCGTTCTGGGTTTAATCTACAGTTCCAACTAGATACAACTCTATCTGACCAAGATAGATACCCATTAAAGATAAATGATCTCGTAATAATGCCAGTTAATAAAGAATATGCTCCCGAAAAAGTTATATGGTCTAATTCTCCTGAGTATGTCATTACAGATTTACAGTGCGTTGGTTTTAATGGCGATAGATTTTATCGACCTGCACAGCAGTTTGGAGACTTTATAGAATATACAGGCTCCGTAATGTTCGTAGACCCATCTGGAACTGGTAAAGATGCAACCGCTATAACCTGCGTAAAGATGTTGAACGGTAATTTATATGTCACTGAATGTTTAGGACTCTCTGGCGGCTACTCAGATAGGGTTCTTGAGAAGATAGCCAAGGTAGCTAGGACTAATAAAATTAATAAAATACTTGTTGAACAAAACTTTGGCGGTGGTATGTTCTCTCAACTTCTTAAACCGTTTCTTATGAGGTTTCACCCCTGCGAATTAGAAGACGTTAGAAATAATAAGACCAAAGAACTGAGAATAATTGATACGTTAGAACCTGTAATGAACTCTCACCGTCTAATAATTGACCAGAAAGTAATAGAAAATGACTTCCGTTCTAATCCACAAGAGACTCCAGAACGTAGATTAAAGCTTCAACTGGTCTATCAACTATCTAGAATCTCTCGTCATAGAGGTTCCCTTGTACATGATGACCTCGTTGACTCCCTCGCTGGTGCTGTTGGCTATTGGACACAGTATATGGCTCAGACAGAAGACCTTAATATCTCTAAAAGAAAAGAAGAATTACTTTCTATTCATACAGATAACTGGGGTTCTCTAATGAATAACACTATTACTCAAACTGCTATGGGTATGACTCCTCAACAAATTAGAAATAGTAACGTATCTGACCAAGGTTTTATTAAAGATTTCTATTAATGGACACTATAGGAGAAAGCACTTCTCCACACACTAAGGGTACCCTTTAAGAATCCTTCAAAGTTTCCGTATGGTGTCTAGCTTTGGCAGATTGCTAGAGGGTATTCTACCTAAAAAAAATTTATCGCAAAAATTTGAAGGGGTAATACGTATAATAGTCGGCGAAAAATCCCCATATCCTACGGAAAAATAAAAAAAATATGGAATCAATCAGGCCAAAACCATTGATATAACTAGGATTTCAGAATATATATTATATTCTTGAGACTCAAAACGACTCAAAATGTCTATATTGATCGTTTACATTTCTTTATGTTATCGGTAGGTGGTAGTCATACCAAAGGATTAGAGGGAATCACTAAGGGAAAAAGAAAGAATCTTTTGATTAATTTCTTGACAATAAAAATATTAATATATATATTACTATTAGTTCGATCAACGAACTATTAACCACAAATGGAGCTAACACAATGACTTTCACCAAGAAGAACATCAAAATTGAAGAACAGATTTTAGAAGATTTTATGAGTCTTTTAGATTCTGGCAATCTTGACAAAACTTGGAAAAAAGAATGGACAGCAACAGAGCAAGCTGGACATACTAACTTCTTAACTAATCACAAGTATTCTGGAGCTAATCCAATTATCCTAGAAATGTATATGGCTTTGAGAGGTCATCACTTGCCTTTATGGATAGGATTTGCCCAAGCGAAAAAAGATTTAAATTGTGTACCAAGAAAGGGAAGTAAAGCCGCCAAAATTCTACGACCAAATCCAATAAAGATTGATCTAAAGAATGAAGACGGTTCACCCAAATTGGACAAAGACGGAAATCAAGAATTTTACATGAAGTTAACCTTTAAGGGAACAAGTGTATTTAATATTTCTGATCTAGTCGGACTTGACGAAAAAGCACAAACAAAACTAGATAATATTATTTCTAGTTTTAAATCAGATTGTGAAAAGAATGTTAGACCGTTAGACGAAAGAGTAAAAGCCGCACATGACCG